AAGTCGTTTTTATTAGAAATATGAATTTTTATTGAAAATAATAGATCCAGGGTAAAACCATTTTGTTGAAGTCAACAAATAGCATATTGCCGATGTTGGGAAAACAATTAAAAATTTAGGAGGATGAAAATGAAAATAAGGATAAATGGAAAAGATGCAAAACATTCTAAGGGAATATTTGGAAATAACATTGTTATTACAGGAAACAATAATGTTGTGGTTAACGGGGAATCGATATGCAATCTTAACAATTTACCTGGTAAAGAAATTAAAATAGAAATTATAGGTGATGTGAAAAAACTGGAAACAGCAAACGGAAATGTAAAAGTTTCTGGGAATGTCAATAAAGTTGAAACAGTAAATGGAGATGTTGAAGTTGGAGGAAGCGTAGAAAAAGTGAAGACTGTAAACGGAGATATTATTTATAAAAAGAAATAGGAGGATTTGGAATGAAAAAATTATTATTAGGAATTGCAATTTTAGGATTATTAGGAAGCTGTGCAAGATGGGAGGACAGTCAAAAAGATTGGGAGAGCGATACGAAAGGGTTAAAAAGAACGGTACAAATTTATACTCTTGACGGAAAATTGTTGAAAGAATATAAAGGAACGATAAGGGTAAGAGATTCAGATGAGAGTGGAAGAATATCGTTAAATTTAATAAACGAAAACAATCGTAGAGTTACAATTGACAATGCGATTGTAATAACAGAGGAGGAATAAATGGAAATAATAATGAGAATTTTAAGTGCAGCAGTTACAATGTTTTTAGTTTTCTTTTTAGTCAGCTATCTGTATGCTTTAGTTGAAAAAGTGAAAAAGAATCTTAAAAATATAGCCAGAATTAATTATACACCTTACAATATAGTTTACTTTTTAATATTCTGGTTTTTAAATATTCTGCTGATTTATGCAACAATAAATTTGATTGTATTTTTTGCAATTAGAGTGTAAAAATGGACGAGTGCAAATTAAAAACAACATTGGCAAAGAGGAGTGGACAAGTGGGAAATTATGAATTAATAGATGAAAAAAAGTTTTTTTATGAAAATTTAACAGATTTTGGTTGGGAAGAATTTCGTAAATTTAAAATGGATTTCCTAAAAGAACATTTTCCAGAAAAATTTAAAAACAAACAAGTGATTGTACTTTTTAAAGGAGAATTTACAGAAGAAATGGAATTAGAATTGATAAGAGAATTTACAGAGAAAATGATTCGAGAAGAAGGGAAAAGATTTCTTGAATTTGCGGCAAATTATCTAGAAGAAAAAGAAAAACAGGAACAAAAGCAAAAAGAAACGGATAAAAAACATCAAAAAAAATTATTGTTTAGAATTTTAAATTTTTTCAAGAAAAAACAAAACTCAAACACTTGAAAAAACTGACAAAATAAGGTATAATAGAGGAGTGATAAAATGCTTAGTAAAGAGCAGATAAGCCAAATTGAAAATAATAAAAATATATTTTTTTGCGTTGTAGAACTACTCAAAGTGATTTCGATGAAAGGAGAAGTCAAAGTGACTTTTAAATTCAAGGATAAGAAATTGAAAGGGAGAGAGCTATGGCGTGATACAATAGAATAAAGACAAGAGCAAAAAGTTTGTGAGTCGATTTATATATAGATTAGGAATAGTCTATTTATAAGTCGGCTCTTTTTTTGTCCAAAAAACTAAAAAGGTAAAAGGAAATGAAAAATGAAAACATAAAATTATTAATCAGGAATGAATATGAAAATGGTGCAGGAGTTACGGAGTTATCAAAAAAGTATAAAGTTAGTGCAAACACCATTAACAGTTGGAAAAAAAGAGAAAAATGGCAAAAAAAAGTTGCACCAAAAGGAAATGCACCAAATTCTAAAAAATGCACCAAAAATAAAAGTGGTGCAAACAATAAGGAAACACAGATAAAATCAGACATAATTAACGATATTCCTAGAGAAGAAATTTTGGAAAAACATGGAATAAAAAAGAGTACTTATTATAACAAAGTAAAAAGTGTTAGAGAAATCCAAATTAAAAAAAGCCAAACAATTTTAACTAAAATCGCAGATGAAAATTATAACGATTTGAAAGAGCAATTGTTGGAATTAGAAAACGAGAAAAGAAAGTTAAAAGAAAAATTTTTGGAAATTGGATTGGAAGATGACGAGACTCTGAAACGTATAAATACACGCCTAAAAGTCTTAAAAGAATTTGAAAAAGAGATTTACAAAGGCGGACAGATTGTTGGAAGCTATCGGCAGGCAGAGTTGGAAATGGAATTGGAAAATGAAAATATACAAAAAGAAAAACTTGAAATAGAGAAATCTAAACTTAAAACAGATGTGAATGAGGATAACAAAATAGAAATTAAGTTGGTGGGGATCTAATGGAAATAGTGAGAGAAGTGAATAAACATTTTAAAGAATTTTTGTTAGATAATAGTCAACATATTTATTTTCTACTAGGTGGATATGGAAGCAGCAAGTCATACAACGCAGCAGTTAAATTGGTACTATTATCATTACAAGAAAAAAGAAAAATTTTGGTTGTAAGACAGATAAGAGAGAATTTGAAAGAGAGTTGTTATGCGGATATTCAAGATATTATATATAGCTTTGGATTGGAAAAATATTTTTATTTCACATCAACGCCGATGAAAATTGTTTGTAGTGTCACAGGAACAGAGTTTATTTTCAGAGGATTGGATAATGTCAAAAAAATCAAATCAATAAAGGATATAGATACTATTTGGATAGAAGAGGCAGATGAGATTGATTATAAATCGTTTAAAGAGCTGAAATCAAGATTAAGAAGTATTAAGAACAGAAATATATTAATTTTAACAACTAATCCGAACGAGTTTGGAGTATGGACGTATAAGTATTTGACAGAAGTTTTGAAAACGGTCGGCAAAGATGAAAACAATCTATATGCTGAACGGATTATGAAAATAAAGAATGAAGTAAATCTGAAAAAAGGAAATGTGTTTTCTGAAAATATATATTTACATCACTCAGTGTATACAGATAATAAGTTCTTGCCGGATAACTTCATAGCAGACTTGGAAACAGAAACAGATGACTATTTAAGAGCGATAAAGACGTTAGGTAGATTCGGAAGTGCTGGAGATACATTATTTAGAAATTTACATCACATAGAACAAACAAGGATAGAAAAAATGATTGAAGGCAAATGGAATAGATTTGCTGGATTCGATTTTGGTTTTAGCAATTCCTACAACGCAATAGTAAGGGTTGTAATAGATGAAGAGTTAAATGACTTATATATTTACGAAGAGTTTTACGATAATCATTTAACTGATGTGGAAATGTTAGAAACCAAAATGATACAGAAATTAATAAATGACGGTGAAGTTGTTTATGCAGATAGTGCTGAGCCAAAAGCAATTGCTTTTTACAATATGAATAATCTAATGATTAATCCAGTCAAAAAGACAAGTGATATAAGTAAGGCGGGGGTTAAAAAGATACAATCATTTAGAAATATATTTATTGATAAAAATGTATGTCCTAACACATATAGAGAGTTGACGGAAATGAAGTGGTTTTTCAATAAAGATGGACTAATAGCAAAGAACCCGAAAACACAAAAACCATTCAATATTGATCCGCATAGTTTTGACGCTATTAAATATGCACTAAGTGATTACACGCCATATATATTAAATAAACATTATTATAAAGACAAGGAGGTGGATGATGAGACTTAATATTTTTTCAAAAGGATTTTGGAGTACCAGGTCGCCAGTTACGTTATCAGAATTTATAAATAATTATTCTCTTGGAGACGAAGATCCCGAAAAGTTTTTGAGCCAGCTATACAAGAATCCGTTTACATCTAGTGCGATAACAAGAATAAATGAAGCAATTAACAATTTAAAATGGGGAACATATAAAAAAGGATATAGCGATAATGTGAAAGATGTGAAAAGCAGTTATGTGTTAAATACATTACAAAATCCTAACTCTTTGCTCAATACAGACCAATTTATAAATTATTTTGCTTTATATTACATCTTGTTCGGGGAACTGCTTGTAATGAGAGTTGATTTATTTACAAAAGCTGAATTGATTTTATTTAAAAAAGGCTCTTATCACATTGAATACGATAACGAAAATGTGTTGAACGGAATTAAATCAATAAGAATTAACAACAAGGAATACAAAGGTGAAGACTTAAAAATGTTTCACTATATAAAAGGTGTGAATGTTTATGATAATATCGCTGGAGCAGGATACGGAATAAGCAAGGTGCAATCATTAACGGCTTTGCACAATTACTGGTGTTACATAATGCAGTGGAACAACAGCATATTAAAGAACGGTGGCAAGAGGAATCTTATTATTGTTGTCAAGAAGTTCTTAAATGCTTTTAAGAAAAAAGAAATCAAGAATGAAATAGAACAAAATAGTGGTTCTAGGAATGTAGGGAAAGCACTTATCTTGGATGGGGAAGGTGCTGAAATAAAAGAGGCAGACTTTTCTCCGCAGGATTTTGATTTTCTGAATGCTATGGACGAGATACGGAATACTACTGCGGCAGTAATGAATGTGCCAAGTATCTTAATTGGGGACAGAACAAACAGTAAATTCAGTAATTACAAGGAAGCAAAAAAAGATTTATACACTGAGAATATATTGCCACTAGTTGAGCAGATAGCTGAATATCTTAACAATATTATGAAAGATAAACTAGAAAGCAATGAATACATTGATTTTGATACAAGTACGATTGGAGTGCTCAAAGAAGACAGAAAAGAGAAAATGGCAACGCTTAATAATCTTAGTTATTTGACGATAAATGAGAAGAGGGCAGAGCTTGAATATCCACCTGTTGAGAATGGAGATGATATTTTGATAAGTACATCAATGACACCACTCAAAGAAATATACGAAGATGTAAAACCAGTTGAGGAGGAAGACGATGGCAAAGAAGAAGCAGAAAGCGAAGAAAGTTAAGCTGACTAATTCACAAAAAAAAATACTTGCAAAAAGGCAATTGAAAATGCGGAACAGGTTGATATTAAAGCAATTTAATAGATTAAGACTTGTTTTTAAACAATTGCGTGGAGAAATTGATGTAAATGAGCAGATGTTTTTGAGTGAATTTGCTTGGGAAACATTTAGTAGTCAATTATTCAATGAATTAAAAAAAGGGATACTTGAAACAGTAAGCGAAACATCTAATTTTTTAATTATACATCGTGGCATTGATGAAAAATTAATTCCAGCAGTTAAGAATAAAACGTTGAAAACATTAAGCAAAAAGGTAATTGCTAAAAAGGTAACAAATATTACTAAAACTACGAAAGATATTTTAAACAAAATCATAGTTCGTGGACAAGAGAGCGGAACAAACATAAGGGATATTGCAAAAGAGATAACTCAAAAAGTGAAAGGCATGGAAAAAACAAGAGCGATGATTATCGCAAGAACTGAGACAGCAACAACAGCAACAATGACTTATTTGGAAGGGCTTATAAAAGCAGGATTGCCAAAAACGTGGTGGCACGTTGGAGGTGGAAAAACTGACAGGCAGACTCATTTAGCTCTTGACAAAGTAACAGTTGAGGACGCCAGTAAGCCGTTTTCTAATGGAATGATGTGCCCTCATGATTTAAATGCAGATGTAAGTGAATTGATACGTTGTCATTGCGAATTAGTGTAAAGGAGGAGGCAATATGGATAAATTTCAAAAAAGTGTCGAAATGATTTTAAAAAAGGACACGGAAGAAAAAGGAATAATTGAAGGGCAATTAATAACTCACAGCGTTATTGACAGTTACGGAGATTATTTTGATAAAGAAGCGTTGGATAAAGTAAATAAAGAAAAAACCTATTTCTTGTTACATATGCACGAATGGAGCAAGGAAATTGGAACATTGAAAGTGTATCAAGATGAAAAAGGGAATTTGAAATTTACAGCGAAACTTGATTTGTCAACAGACGATAATGGTAATGCAATAAATCAGGACGCACAAAAAGTTTATTCGATGATGAAAAACGGAGCAAATTATGAAATGTCAGTTGGCGGATTTTTGAAACAAAGAGAATTTGGGAGAGTCCAAACTGACAAAGGAGAGGTTGACGCTAGGATAATCAAAGAAATTGAAGTTGTGGAAGGCAGTGTTGTATTAAAAGGAGCAGTACCAGACGCAACGGTTGAAACGGTAAAAGGCGATAATAATATAAATAAAAATAAAGGAGATGATAATATGCCAAAAAATATTGAAGATTTGGAAAAAGGAATGAATCAAAACACAGAGGATATAAAAAAAGCGAATGAGGATTTAGCGGCTACATTGAAGAAAAACGAAGAATTGGAAGGCAAAATTGAAAAAGCAAATGAAGAACTTGAAAAAATGGGTAAATCTTTAGATGAAGTTATGAAAAAAGGTGTGGCAAATCCTGAAACAGAAAAGAAAAAAGAAACTGAAGCATTGCAAAAATTTCTAAGAACTGGAGAAGCTGGAAATTTAAGGGTTGCAAAAGCAATATCTAGTACACAAGTTGCCGTATTAATTCCAAGTGCCTTAGAAAGAGAAATTTTAAAAGAAATAAAAGAAAATTCTCCGTTTTTGTTTAATGCAAGAATTTATACAGGTAAGGAATCTTATAGAAGAGTACCGATTAGAAATGAAATAACTCCTAAAAACCAAGCTGTAAAAGAAGGTGTTGGAAATACTCAAAGTGGAGAAATAAGTTACACATATATTGATATAAAAGCTGGGAAAAGACAAGTTCCATATCCATTGACAGATGAAGCTAGGGAAGACGCATTTGCTGATTTAGTTGGCGAAATTAAAGAAGCAGTTGCAGAAGATTTTGGAATAACGTTAAGTGATTTAACAATAAATGGAACATATAATGAAACAGCAGACCAGTTTATTGAAGGGTTTATGACAAATGCTGATGTAAAATCCAATGCAGTAACATCTGCTACAGCTGGAAAAGTAACTTGGGAAGATATGGTAAAACTTGAAACAGGAATGAAAAAACAATATAGAAAAAATGCCAAATACTATGTCTCTCTAAAAATGTATGAAGAAATGAAATTATGGAAAGATACAACAGATAGACAATTGTGGAGTACAATCCATAACGGTGCAACAATGGTATTCAATGGTTATGAAGTGGTTGTTGATGAATTTTTAGATGATATAGCAACTGGAAAATTCCCTGCAATATTCTGCGACTTCAAAAAAGGTTACGGATACTACATAAAGAATGATTTTGAACAAGAAACAAACAGAAAAGTAAACGAAGGAATTACAGAAATTTATACAAGAATAAGAATCGGAGGAAAAGTGTTAAGACCAAATGCTTTTAAACCGTTAAAAGTAAAATAGAGGTGGTTTGAATGCTGATAACAGTAGAAGACTACAAAAGGATAACAGGCAAGACCTTAGCTGATGAAGAATTAGCTAAGGTTGAAACCTTGCTTAGTGTTGCCATTAGTCAAATCGAAAATATAACTGGATATAAATTAGAAGTTGAAACGCTTACAGAAAATTATGATTATAATAAGCGGATTTACTTAAATAAACGTCCAGTTGTTGAAGTTAGAGAGATTAGCATTAACGAAGAGTATAAACATCGTGGAAATTATATCGAGATAGTTAAGTTTAAGTGTTGTCCTTGCTGTGATAAAGAACAAGAGATTGAAGTAACTTATAAGGCTGGATACGATGAACTGCCTGATTGGTTAAAATATGAAATATGTATGCTTGTAAATGACTTTATTAACAGTATGGATGAAGAAGCAAGCAAGTACAAAACTTATAAGATTGACGATATTTCTTACTCATTTGTGGATTTTGCAAATAACAAAAGAGAAAAGATTGAGAGTATTGTGAGGCGGATATATGGCTGAAATTGTATATGAATTAGAGGGATTAGAGAAGCTGGATAAAGAGCTGAAGTATTTGCAAACCCACGCTGTAAAAGTTGGAGTTTTAGGAAAAAAAGAATCCAAAGAAACAAAATATCCGATTGTTAAGATTCAGGAATATTCAGTATATGTTGAATACGGAACAAGTCGTGGTATTCCAGCTAGACCTTTTTTTAGGCTTTCAGTAGGTACTGCAAACGCACAAAATGAAATAAAAGAATTTATGAAAAAGCAAGTTGAACAAATAATTCAAGGTGGAATAACTGGGCAACAGGCTTATGAAAATCTAGGAATATTTGTAGTAAAAAAAATAAGAAGTACGATAGAAAGTGGAGGCTTTGTAGCATTAAATCCTAAAACTATTAAAATAAGACAAAAAAACAACAATCATTCTACAACTCCGTTAATGGATACTCACTCGCTTTACAATTCTATTTCTTATGAGATTGTAGGTGTATAAAAATGGCACACAAAACATTTATTCCAAAAAGATTTTTTAGCAAATGCAGAATATCAAAAAGAACAAGTGAATGGATTAATTCGGAAGTTGTTGAAGTTGATGAAAGTTTAGAGTTCGAGGGAGCAGTATTCAATCTTAATAGGCAGGATATAAAAATGCTTACAGACCAAGGTATTCAAATTACTTTGGATACAAAAAAAATATATTGCTATATCGACATCGACTTGAAAAATACAATTGAGTTCGAAGGGAATAATTATATTGTAACGACGGCTAAAAATTATATGAAGCACGACGAATTGAGAATTTACTATATAGAAAGGATACAAGAATGAAAAATGAAGTATTAAGAAAATTGTTAGCCAGTTTTGTAGACTTTCAGATTATTCGTGACGATTATGTGGCAAAAAAGCCAAAGGAATGTGCTGTAATGCACACAATAAGCCTTAACAAGTCTGCATACAGTGCTTACAGAATTGTCGAAACAACAGATACGCAGATTAAGGAAAAGGCTTTAAGATTAGTTGTTGCTTTTTTACAATTCGATTTTTATGCTCCGACACAGTCAAGAGCAGAAGAAATGGCGAATGAATTGCTTGAGGTTATAGTATTTAAGAAAAGACATAACTTGGTAAGAAATGGATTTGGATTAAGTGATGACGAGATAGAAATAAAAGATTTAGCTTTCCTTGAGGGCAGTCAGTACATTTACAGATTCAGCTTTGATGTAGAAATGAATTGGCGAGAATCAAGCGAAAGAACTAGAGAATTAATAAAAGATGTAGAAGTAAGAACGGAGGTAAATAATGGCTAGAAGAAAAATAAAAGTAGTGGTAAATAGACCTAAAAAGCCTTTAATGATGGGGGATTTCAGTAAAATTTTATTTATTACTAAAGAAGCAGACAAGGACTATAAAAGATATACAACTTTAAAAGAAGTGGAAACAGATTTTGGAAACACTTCTTTGATGTATAAAGGGATAAACACATTCCTTTCGCAAGAGGATTTTGACGGTAATAGATTGCAACCTGAACAGTGGTACTGTGTAGGAAAAACAACACCAAACGAAGCGTTTTTAAACAGTTTGCCAGAAGGTGAATTTTATGGAGTTGTAGTAAGTTTCTACGATAAGGCATTTATTGCTTTGTTATCTAAGTATCTAACAAGAACAGGAAAATTTGGAGTAATTCTTAATACAGACGGAGAAAAAACGCCACTTAATATTAGAGAAAGTAAAAGAATTTACTACATGTACGGAACTGACGGAAAAGATAATCTTGATATATTCGGTTTGCCAGCATGGACGTTTGTTCAAGGGATAAATGGGAGATGGGCAGATAGAAGAATATTAGGAGTAGACCCAAGTTGCAATGATACGACAAAATCATCAAAACTTGACGAAATGTTTATCAATTATACAGAGAGCGTAGTTGGATTCAACGCAGTGACAAGTGGTTCGTGGTGTGCCGACGGAATAACTCACGCAGACCAAACCATTAAAATAGATGCTATAACTCATGCTGTGGATACTAATTTACACAGATTATTAATAATGCGTAAAAATACAACAATGGACTCCGATGGACTTCCGAGTATTGAAGACACATTGATAAGAACAATGACAGAGTTAGGGAAGCAAGGAGCGTTTGCAAAGAGTAACAATGGAGAATATTTATTTAAAGTAACCGTTCCAAACATAGAGGACACATCAGCAGCCACGGGTTTAACTGTAGATGATTATATTAACAGAGTTCTAAGAAATGTAAAAATTGATTTTACGTTATCAACAGAAATCGAAGAAATAGATGTTGAATTAGTGTGGCATGATGAACCAATAACAAAATAGGAGGTAGAAAATGGCGAACGATTTTTTGGAAAAGTCGATAGATTTAAGCAAAGTGGATTTAATCATAACGTTTCCAGGAATAGGAACATATATGATCAAAGAAGCCAAAGAAATAATAAATAATGCAACAGAGGACTCTCATACAATGGGAGAACCTGATATAAAAGGAAATGTTCCTACGATTCAGACAAGAACTACTAAAAGAGAAATAAAAGTCACAACAATAAAAGGAAGTGACGACGATATATTTTTAACTAAGTGCAACAAAAATCCTGACAGCAAACTTGGGACATGTACATACATCGACAACACAGGAATGAATAAAATTGTCGGAGAGGGACGGGGGCTATCTATTCAAAAAGGCGGAGAAAGAAAAAACAATACAAAAGATGTTGACATTGAATACACAATTCAATGTGCAAAATACGATGAAAAAGTTTAGGAGGAATTAGAAAATGGAAAACAAAACAAATGAAAAAATAGAAGAAAAAGAACAAGAAAACAACGTTTTTATCGACAATTTAGGAAGATTAAATATTAAAGGGCAAGAGATATATGTGGATGCAGAAGGAACTTTAAAAGAGTTTGATTTTAGATTAACTAAGCCACAAAATTATCAAATTTATACAAATGCTCTAACAAAATTTTTAACAGATAAAGATGTTACAGTGTTTGCAACAACTATATTGCCGAAAATGGTAGAAAAACCAAATGAGGCTAGAAAACTTAACTTTTTCGAATATGATGAGGAAGCGTTATTTGAATTAGTTGTTGCTATTATTGATTATATGGGTAAGCCCAAAGAGAACAAGAAGAGAAAATTAAACATGACCTTGAAATAGCAGAAGAGGAATATGAAGACCCTATGATTAAAATGAAATGGGAATTCATTGTTAAAAAGAAAATAAAAGACCCTAACATTGTCTTGGATATGGATAATGTTAGGTTTTTCCAATGGTGCAGGGCAATAATGGACTTTGAAGAAAAGGAGAAATAAAATGGCTGGTGGAAATAAATTAGAAATATTGATGAAAATAAAATCTGAAGACAGTCCTTTGAATAAATTAAAAGCAAAAATGCAATCCTTAATGCCAGCCGCAACTAAAGTTGAAGAAAAATTATCAAAATTAGGAAACAAAGTTGGTGGTTCGGGATTTGAAAAATTAAAATCAAAAATGGCTGGCTTGATTCCTAGTGTTTCACAATTGCAAAGCAAAATCCAAAACTTTAAATTCGAAAACCTTACCAACGGTTTAATAAACGGAGTCGAAAAAATACCGTTAATTGGTAAAAGAGCCGCTTCAGGCTTAGATTCAATTCGTGATAGGTTTAATAGGCTAAGAGGTATAGGAAACTCTTTAGGAAGTCTATTCCCAAAGCTAGGAGAGAAAATAAAAGGGGCATTTAAGGCTGAAAACTTAAAAAAATTCAGCTCTAAATTAAAAGATATCGGAAGCAAAATCAAAGGGATAATTGGCAAACTAGGTGGATTATTTGGGAAACTTACAGCAATTGGTGGTATTGCTGGGGGACTTAGTTTTGCAGGCATAGCCAAAGCGTCTGATGAAAATTCACTTAGAAATTCAAGACTTGGAATGGTAACGAACGATGTCGCTGGGTTAAAACAAAAAACTTTTTCGGCGGCTCAAAGCAGTGGAGCAGATTATGGGGCTCAATTAGATTCTATTGCTAAGTTAAAAATGCTTACTAAAGGATTATTCAATGATGACGAAGCAGTTAAATTTACAAGCACGTTAGATAAAGCATTTAAAGTATCAGGAACTGGAGCAGAAGAGGCAAAATCAGCAATGTATCAATTAAATCAAGCGATGACTTCTGGAAAATTACAAGGAGATGAATTCCGTTCTGTAATGGAAAATGCTCCTATTTTGGCTCAAAAAATATCTGAAAGTATGGGAGTGTCTATGGGAGAACTTAAAAAACTTGGTTCTGAAGGTAAAATTACATCTGATGTAATAAAAAAGGCTGTACTAGGAAGTGCAGACGAGATTGAAGCTCAGTATTCTAAAATGCCGTTGACATTCGGAAAAGTGTGGCAAAATGCACAAAGTGCAGGACAACAGGCTATGGATGGCTTGCTAACGAAAGTGAATGAGCTGTTAAATACTCCTATGGGGCAAAAAATGGCTCAAGATTTACAAGGGGCATTTACTGGACTTGCTGGAATGGCTAACGGAGCATTAGACGGAATATTAAATATTTTCGGGAAATTAAATTTCGCTCCATTACTAGAGCCTTTAAAAGGCATAGGACAAACTATATCACAAGCATTTATCGGAATTGGCGGAGAAGGACTTACGAACGGAATCGCAGGAGCATTAAACGGTATTATTTCTCTTGCTGGAAAAGTTGCAGGAGTAGTCGGGCAAATGATAAGTGGAATCAATTTCGGACAAATAAGCCAAATATTTGGAGACATTATGAATGCCTTTAACTCGTTTTGGAGTTCGCTTGATTTAGGAAGTATTGGGAATATGCTTAGTATGGCTTTTAGTGGATTTATGCAAATTGTAACTATGCTAACGCCAGCACTCGCTCCAATCTTACAAACGCTTGCCGTAATCGTTAATTTGGCAATCCAAATTGGAACAGCTTTAATGCCTATTATCAGTATTGTGTTACAAATAGGAGCTGTATTAATTTCTGCAATAGTTCCAGTTGTTCAAATAGTGATTGGAGTGTTTGCTGGACTTGCTGGAGTTGTAATTGGAGTGTTTTCATCAATAATTGGAGTAGTTGCAAGTGTTATGGGAGCAATATTGGCTGTTATTTCAGGAGCGATAAATTCAATTGGTGCAATTGTTAATAAGGTTGCGGTATTTTTTACTCAAGCATTCAATAAGGCTAAAAGTGTTGCCCAAGGAGTAATTAATGCGATTAAAGGATTTTTTGATGGACTGGCTGGAAAAGTAAGTGAAATCGCCGGAAAAATTGCTGGAATGTTTAAAGTGAAACCACCTTCTTGGCTTGGATTCCTTGGTGGCGGAAAAGGACGTTATATTGGGGATAAATCGTGGGAAGGTGGACCAGTTACAGTTGCTGAAAAAGGTGCGGAAATGATTAGGTTGCCTAGCGGACAACAATTCTTGGCTAACGAGGAAATGACTATGAACTTACCACAAGGTACGAGAATTTCGACAGCCGAAGCAACTAGAAGAATGATGAGGGATCAGTTCGGAAATTCTTCTAAAAAATCAATTGACAGCAAAAAATCAAGTTCTGGCTCAAGCAAAAGCAGTGGCGGAAATAATCAATACACATTTGCACCAACTGTAGTTATTGAAAATACAGGTGGAGATACTAAAGATTTAAAAAGAACAATTAAAGAAATCTTGAGAGAGTTCTTTGAGGAGAAATTTATAGCAATAGGAGGTTAGGCAATGGACTTTAGCAATTTGAATGCCAGCAAGGAAAAATTAAAAGGCAATTTCTTGGGAAAAATGGCTTATGAAGGAGCAAAAAATAAAGGTTACAGTATGGGCTTGAATAGTTTTTTGGGAACTGCTGGAGCAACTGCTTACGGCATTGCTCTTGCCTATCCTGATGAAGTTAATAAATTTTTTCAAGATAGATACGGCTATACACTTTTTGAAGAGGCTGAAAGATGTAAGATTAATGATATTCCGCTTGAATGGGTACAAATTAAAAGTGATGAGCGAGGAAGCAGTGTTAAAACACACTCGCTTGAAGATAGAGATAGCACATTGATAAGTAGTAATGTATCACACAGTAATAGAAAATACAGTATTTCAGTAATTTTGACTGATTTGGTAACAAAAAACGCTGAAAGTATTTATGAACAGATAGTGGAATTGTGGCAAAAAAAAGCACTTTGTACAATTTCTACTGTTGAAACAATAGAGGATATGATTATTACTAAAGTTTCAAGAAGCTACAAAACACAGACAGCGTTAGAGTTTGAAATTGATTTTGAAGTGCTGGAATTTGCTTATTTGATGAGAAAAGGCGATATTTTAAGTTCAGAATCAACTACATTGAAAGAGGAACAAAAGACTGGAGTAGCAGGAACTAAGACAAGCGATATTGAATATAAGGGGTTTTTGAAATGAGAATAGAAATAGATAAAAATAAAATCCCTTACGTATTTACATTTAAAAGCGGCAGCGAAATTTATTTGCTTAGAATAAAGCATTTCAAGACAAATAATCGTATTTATCTGGATATTATGAATGAAGACGGGGAAATGCTACTTAAGAATGAAAAACTTGTGTATGGGCGTCCAGTTGGCTGGTTTATGGCAAAAGATGAAAATGGAAATATCAATAATGATTTTCTGAATTGCTATATTGTGCCACTTAGTTTTGATAAAAAGGAAGTTCCAATCACTTTTGAAAATTTTTGTGAAACTGTATTTTTAGAATATTTTGATATGGAAGATGATGAGGAAGAAAACGATGCTGAATAAATTATTTTTAGAAAGAACTGAGTTGAAGATTGAAACAGATGACGGCGATTTAAACTTTGTTTTTCCGAAAGATTACAATTTGACAGATCCAGGAATAATAAACGGAGTTGAAATTAAGTGGAGTTATAAGTCTGTGGATGAAGAGCCAAATGAGTTTGACATTGAAATAAAAGGCTTGACGAATACAACAATTGCAAAAATTAAATTAAAGGACGATATAAGACTTGTTGCTGGATATGGTACAGACATAGGGGAAGTTGCAAGCGGTATTATTACCAGAAAAGAAGTGGAAAAAGGAACTTTGAAATTAAAATGTCGTGAAGTTCCAGCAGACTTTAAAAAATTAGTGAGTGCCGCATATGCTCCGAATACGACAGCAAGCACAATAATTAATGATTTGGCTAGTAAATGTGGATTTACTGTTAAGCAATGTGAACTTAAAAACGATAAAGTTTACAGCATTGGCGAAAGCATACTAGGAAGTGGCTTATATGAAATAGGACAAATCGTGAAAGATTGCGACAGTCAGATGACTACAAAAAATGATTTTATCTATATTTATCATAACGAAATTAACACAGAAAAAGTTATTAAATTGAGTTATCAAAGTGGACTTCTAGAAGAACCGAAACCTCAAAACGTTGAAGAAATAAGCTATAAAGTTGAAAAGAAAAAGGAAGAAAAAACAAGCAAAAAAGGTGGCAAAAAGTCTAAGAAAGGAAGCAAAAAATCTTCATCAAAGGGAGGTAAAAAAAGTGGCAAAAGCAATAAAGGGAAAAACAAAGGAAACAAAAAATAATAGTTCAAAGTCAAATAAAGGAAAAAAAGACAATAAAGAAGCTACGAAAAATTCAAAGAATAGTAAACAATCTAAAAAGTCTGGAAAAAAAGAGAAAAAAGAAGAAATAAAATATGACTATGAAGTGAAGTGTCTATTAATTTATTATCTAAAAAAAGGTGATTTGATTGAACTGATAAGTAACGAAATATCTACTATATGTCAAATTGTAGAAATTACTGATATAAGTGATTTTAAAATGACTTTGAAAGTTAGAGTTGTTAATAATGAATCTGATGTTAAGAAAAATAATGCTGAAATCAAGAAAATTGAAAGTAAGGAAAATAAAAAAGGAAAAGCCACGCAAGTAAAAAGAGATAGAAGAAGAGGAAAAAGAAAATGATGGAAGAATATATAAAAGCAATGCTAGGTAAAATTGACACTTCTTTAATAGCGGAAATAACAAAAGTTTATCCCAACGGTTTTGTAGATGTGGAGCCTTTGGCAGAGTTTAGAGAAGTTAAATTGCCCCCCATTTTACACGTCCCGATGTGTCAATTAGGAAACGGAAACATTAATATCAAAATTAATTTCAAAACAAGGGATAAAGTTCCTGTTTTAATTTGCAGTAGAGATATAAGTGGCTACATCACTAAAGAAGTAAGCACAGTAAACACTAATAAAAGGTACAATTTAACAAATGCTATTGCTTTGCCAATTTTAATTCCTACTGATCCAACGGCTGTTGATATTCCTGAAAGCATTGAAATTAATGGAGATGTGATTTTGAATGGGAATTTAACAGTTAGTGGAGATGTAAATATTTCAGGAACTTTGACAGTCGGAGATATTAAGGCAAAGAGTCTTGATACAGAAAGCGGACTTAGTAAGGGCGGAGTCCCTTACAATCATCCGTAGGAGTTGATTTATGGACATAAAATTAAATAATGCAACTGGAGAATTATATGTTGAAAAGGGAGATATACAATTTTTTGGAGCAAAGGAAAAATATTTTGAAGTTATACAGCAAATTGTGCTGATGTTGCACATTCGTGAAGGAGAACTCGAATACGACATAAAATACGGATTAAATTTTGAGAAATTATTTGGTACACACGGAAACGAAAATGAAGTGTTAGAGCATATAAGAGATAAGATATACAACAATTTTAAGGATTATTTAAGTAGATGTTATGTTGAAGTTTACGAATACGAGAACAGACATCTGAAAGTGAATATTGGGCTTATTTTTAACAATAACGAATTGGCATTGATGAAAGGAGTTGGGATTGGTTGGCGAGAATAACAGTAAATACAGTACAAGATAATATGAATATACTGAATAACGAATTAAAGACATTGCTAAAAGATGACTTCTCTAATGATAAGCGGAGTGCTTGGTATATGCTTATGTATCCTGTGGCAAGGCTTTTGAGAGAAAAAATGGAAAGGCAGCAGATACAGGCGGAAAAAATGAATTTGCTGAACTGTGAAGGCATAGAAATAGATGAGCATTTGGCAAACAGTCCATTTTTCTTTAAAAGAAAACAGGAAAGTCAGGCTACTGTAAAAATTGAACTGATAGGGGGAGTAAATGTAACGCTTGAAACAGGAGATGTGATTGTTGAAGCGAATGACGGAATTAGATATACGCTTTCTGAAAACGGAATTTTAAATAATAAAACTACTTTTGAATTTACTTGTGATACAGCAGGAGAGCAAGGAAATAAAGAGATTGGAAGTATTATTAAATTAGTTAAAGTTGTAAATGGTGTTTACGATTTTAAGCAAAATGAAATTGCGGCTGGAGGACAGGAGCAAGAAAGTGATAACGAATACATCGAACGTTGGTTTTTAAGTCGTAATGAAAGCGAATGGAATTTGGACGGAATTAGAGCGGAAGTGTTGAAACAGGAAGGTGTTAAGTCTGTTTATGCTGATGAAAACAAAGAAATGATAACAGATGAAAGAGGTATTGAAGGGAAATCGGTTGTTTTAATTGTTGACGGAGGGAGAAATGAAGATATAGCAAACGCTATTTGGAAAAAGAAAGATCATGCAATTAAAACTATAGGAGATACAAAAGTAATTATAAAAGATAGCCAAGGGATTGATAGGGAAATATTTTTTTATCGACCAAAGAAAAGAGAGGTTTTGATAGATATCGAATTTACAGCAGCAAAAGATGCGGATATCTTGTTGAGTAATTTAAAAGAAATTGTAAAGGATTATTTAAAAAATACAGAAGTTGGAGATTATATTACGTCATACAAATGCGAAAGCGAGTATATTAGACAAATATACTCGGCTGATAGATTATTAAATATTGATGTTACTTTTAAATTCAAAAATAATGTATCAGGTAAATTTGAAAAAGTTTTAAAACTTGGATTTAACGAGGTGGCGGAGTATGCAGAATAATTTTGATTATTTGATGTCAAAATGTCCATGGTGGCTCAAGAAAAATAAAAATATTCAAGCATTTTATAAAGCTGTGTCAAAATTATTTGATGATATAGATAAAAATTACAATTTGTTAGAAAAACAACATTTAATTAACTATGCTAAAGGAGAGTTTTTAGATGATATTGGTGCTAAATTTGAAGTAGAAAGACACGAACAAGATGACGAAAGATACAGGAATCGGATTAGACTTGAAATGATGAGATATAAATTAGTTCCTAATATTGAAACACTTTACAGAATTGGGCAAATGTTTACTGGAATAGCACCCAACATAGAACTTAATGAGAATAGCGAACCAGCACAATATAAAGTTACGTTTTTAAGTGGAGAAAATTTTGATTTTAGCTTAGTAGATGAACTTAATTTGGACAGTATTGTTGGAGGTGGAATTAAAATTAATACACAAAAATATTTGGATAATTATAATGTTGGAATGAGATTTGGGGACAGGCATTTATCTGAAGAAAAAATCAAAAACTATGTCGAAAGAAATCCAATTAATATTACTGAATAGAAAGGAGAGAATATGGCAAAACTTACAAAATTTAAGGAACATCAAGTTGAATATCCATCACATTATCGTGTAGAAGAACAGATGTCGAGAGGAGATTCAAAAATAAAGGTTATTACTCCTGAATTTGGAAAAATAAGAGTTCAAGGAACTCCTGAAAAAGAAGATATTTATAACGGAATGCAGTTAGGTAATGTACATACGCTTTATGCAACAAAAACAACTGATTTAGGAATAGATTATTATATCTGTGAACTTGATGGATTAAACGAATTTGGTTTAAATAAAGATTTAAAAATAAGGCTTACAGTAGACAGCGAAAATGAAAATGATAATCCAAAGTTACGTTTGAACGGAAAAGATTATGTTTTGCTGAAAGAATTTAATGAACAGATAGAACTCGTCGGAATCAATGATTTAAAGCAAAACAAAACATATGAATTAACATATAATGGCTCTCAATTCATAATAATAAACATCTTAAATCGTGCAACAGAGCAAAAAAACGGAATAGCCAAAATTTATTCCGAAACCGAATCTGAAAGCGTGGCAGATAAAGTTAAAGAAGTGGTTAAGGCAGGAAACGGAGATACGCAAGAAGTTGTAAATGAAAGACCAACAGGAGAAACTGTGTGGAGTAAACTAATCAAAGCATTGGATCATACAAAGATTTTGACTGTTAGAGGATTGGTAAAAATCTTAAGTAAATTTTTAAAGCCTGCAACCGAAAATGATTATGGACTTGTTAATTTCCAAACGATTAAGCAGGTGTCGCCAAAACCTGACCTGTCTCCCTATATGAGATGGGACAAGGGATACAGGAACGGAAATAATTCAGATTACATAATAAGAGCCAATGCTTCAGATTTGTGGACTCCCAACTTTTTAAACATGTATGATATGAACGGAACTTACGTAGGCTCTTTTCATACAAACGGCGGAAGAGCTTATTTTAAAGTACCAAATCGTGCAGGTGGTGCTTGGTGCGAGATTATGGACAATCACGACATGGCGGCAAGAGATACACGTATGAACAATATGGATACCGATAGAAACAGCATTAAAAACTTAGCACAGGAAGCGTGGAACAAAGGACACGATGCACAGATGAACAGAATCCTTACCATGAGGCTTGCCGGATATTATCAAGGTTCTCCAGGTAGCTTGGAAGCGAGAGAGCGACAAGGATATGTTGTTACGGGGCTAGTTGGAAATGCAGCTTCAGGACAGCTTGGACAAATTCATACTGTTCAAATGAGAGCGTTACAATTCCAGTATGGGAACGGGACGTGGCTCAACACACCACACGCATAAGAATAGGAGGAAGTCATGAAATTTATAGTAGAAAGAACAGAAATAAAAAAAATTGAAAACGGCATGGAATACATCGCTATCTACGACAAGGATAATAAAGACTGGTATGAGGAGTTAAAAAAATTTAATAAAGATACATTGAAAGTGATGTACAACAAAGAAACTTTACAGGTATTAAGCAAAAGTAAAGACGCAAGTTTTTTAGCTCCAACAGCAGTTGGAGATGTAATTGAAGAAATTGAAAGTGAAGATGTGGGAATAAATCCGAGTCAATATTTTGTTGGCGGAAAACTCATTGAATTAAAGCCTTACGAAACAATCAAGGACGGCAAAGTTGCGTTCAACAAAGATTTCAGGATTAATGAAATCAAAAAAGAACTCTATGAATTAAGACTTGAATATGATATTGCCCCATTTGAATTTGAAGTAGGTGGTACAAAATATCTTCAAAATAATCGGAGCATAGACCAGTCTAACTTAACAAGAATAGTTGTAATGTGTCAAGCGATGAAAAAGACAGAATTTGAAAATTGGAAATTCTACACGAAAGATGGCAGCGAGAAATATGTCAATCTAACATTGCAGGACATGATGAAAATGGCGAATATAATGCAATCGCATACTACTAAAGCTATGGCAACGGAAACTCTATTGTCACACAATTTAGAGGATTTAACGGATGCAGAGTTAAAAGAATACGATGCTAAAGACAGATATGAAAAAGCGTATAAAAATATGTAAGGAGGTATTTATGCAGTTAGAAAAAGACAAGCTATATATTAGTTTCCACAAGCCCAAAAGATTGATAGGGCATTTGATAGCATTGTGGACGCTTGGAAAATATTCGCATGCTGAATTTGTTTACAACAATCAAGTTTTTTTGTCTAATCCTGGTGGAGTAAGGACAAGAAAATTTGAATATCAAAAAAATATGGATATTTATGAACTGGATAATAGCATTGAAGCTAAAGATGTTATAGAGTTTTTTAAAACTGCTCAAGGTAAAGGTTATGATTATTTGGGAATATTGGGACAATTTTTCTATGCTAATAAAGTTCAAAACGATGATAAATATTTTTGTAGTGAATTTTGTTTAAATGCGATAGATTATGCCTTGCAATTCACATTGACTTATAAATGTAAATCATTAAAAGATAGGATTGGTTATCAGTTCAGTCCAGTTAAATTATACAAATATTTAAAAAATATGGAATTAATAAAAGAAAAGGAAGTGTTATAAATGAATATAGAAAAACTTATATGTACGGAACTTGAATTTGACGGTAAAAAATACAAAGTGATTGGGGTAAAATTTGAGAAAGATAATATAATACTGGATGTAGAAGAAATAAAGGAAGTGATTTAAATGGACAGATTTGAAAGAATTTTCAGCTTTATGTTGGCTGTCGAGGGCGGCTATACCAACGACAAGAATGACAAGGGTGGAGAAACAACTTGGGGGGTTACAAAAGAGGAAGCAAGAAGAAACGGATACAATGGCTCTATGAAAAATTTAACACAAGATTTTGCAAAAAGAATACTTGAAAAAGACTATTACCTGAAAAATCGTTTGAATGAAGTAAAAAATGACAAGGTTGCATTGTCAATATGTGACTGGAGTTTTAACTCAGGAAAATGGGCAACTAAAAAGGCACAGGTAACATTAAACAGATATTTTGGCTATAATCTAGTTGTGGATGGTATTTTTGGAAGCAAGACTATAAAAGCCTTGAATGAAGTAGAAGAACAAGGAAAATCAGAAGAATTTTTGAGAGATTACCACAGTATACAGAGAAAATTTTATCATTCTGTAGTTGAATATAATCCAACACAGAAAGTTTTTTTGACCGGGTGGTTGAATCGTGTTGATAGAAAAGAAAAATATTTAAAGGAGATGTTTTAAAATGAAAAAAGTAATATTGAATGTAGGACACGGTGGAGTGAAAAAGGATCCAGGAGCTTGTGCAAATGGATTTGAGGAACACGCTTGGAATAAGGATTTTGTAGAAAACTATGTGAAAAAGGAATGTGAAAATCAAGGTATCCCTTATGTGATAGTGTATCAGGATTATTATTCTAAATTACCAGACAAAATTAATAATTTAGCAAACAAAGGGGATATAACTTTGTCATTTCATCTT